TATTGAATTACTAGCAACTACTTTAGTTGGATGAGTTGCACCATCTACTAATATAGAAACTGTTTGTCCCTCTAAATGATTTAACCCAGCTATAATATTTACAACTTCTTTTGTAACAGCACCAGACAAATGAGATGTTGCTGTAGTTATATTTTGACCTCTTGTACATCCTGTTAAGTTAAGACTTGATATACCGGCATATGAAATTATTTCTCCACCAATTTTTATTTTACCAGAAGCTGATAAACCAGAAACAGAAGCAACAGGAACAGTTGTAGCTGTAGCATTAATATCTGCTGTTAAAGTTGTTTGTGATTTGCTTAAACCTAATTGAGAATCTAAATAATTAAATGAAGTATTATCTGTTTGGTCAAAGTTAAATGTGTGTAAGTATTCTACATATCTTGCAGTTGAACCATTAATAGTTCTTTTAACAATCATATATAATTCATATTCACTATCGTCTGTTGGAATTACTGCAACACTTTCAACTACTGCATTACCTGTTCCAAATGAACCACCAATAATATGTCTGTGCCAAGCAACTACTTCTTGTTCTCTTTGATATGTTAAAGCAATTAATTCACCATCATCTCTAACACACCATAAAATGGCTAAAGGTTCTTCTTGATATGCCATTTCAATAATACCCCCTTCAGTAATGTGTTCGGCAAGGATAGTTAAGTCTGGAGCAATATAACCATCTACGTCAAAGTTATATGCTAGTTCTCTAATTTTTCTTTTAGCACGTTGTAAAAATAATGTTGCATTACCAACTGATATTGCATCTACGTTTGCAGCACCATGATTAGATTGTTTTTTAATCATAATGTTTGTAGGGGTTACAGCATTATTATCACCACCCCCAGATACAACAAATTCACCACCTGCAGTACCTATAATTAAAGTTCTAGCAGAAGTTAAAAAACGAATTGCGTTTACTTGATTAGATGCGATTGTATAAATAATAGCATCATCATCTGCAACAGTTCCACCAATGTTTGCATCCATGTTTTCATAGTCACCAGACTTAGAAAAATAAACTGTTTGTGGATTATTAATACTTGCAGCAAATACTAATCGCTGTTCAAAGAAAGATACGCAAGATGGAAAACCTGTTGTTGTAGAAAATGATCCTAATGACCAATCAGTAGATGAAGATGATGAACCCATGTCTATTAATATTTCTATAGTTACAACTGTAGCACTTGTAAAAGCTGTTATTATTCCATAGCCATCTCTAAATCTAACTTGTCTACCAACATCTGTTGCAACAAATGTACTAGCACTTGCTGTCATAGTTCTACCCGTACCTACAGTATGAGCAGACGTGGATATTGTTGTTGTAGATGTATTAGCATCTAAGTATGGACCATTAGTAAATTCAACCGCAGTTAAAGTCCATGATGTGTGACCTGTTCTTGATAGCTTTCTAGTTTGATGATTGGGATGCGTAATATACATAACATCAGCAGATTGTGCAAATTTAATATCAAATAATTCTGCTGTTAAATAAGGTGAAACTATTTCATAAGGTACTCCAACAGATTCTATTTGACCATTGTTTCTATAAAATCTTATGTATGTATTTCCAAATTCTAATATGTAAGTTTGTTCGGTTGAAAATTCAAAAGGTATTAATCTTGTTTTAGCAGCTGGAGTTTTTACTGAAGCAACATATTGTGTTCCGGGTCTACGAGCAGCAGCTCCATGAGGATAGATAACCATATTTTCTACAGTTGCACATCCTGCTGAATATTTTGCTAAATCATTTCTTCCATCTAAACGTGGAGATAATTCACCTGCTGTGAAGTTTGTAAGTTGTGCAGCTACTCTAGCCATTATTAATATCTTGAGTTAATGAAAGTATCAGCACCAACAACATCTGTCATTCCATTATCCGGATTAACATTATATCCTTCTGTTGAATCTACAAATCTAGCATCTCTTAATTTTTCTTGGTATGATACAATCATATTTTGTGAAGTAGTATTATTAGATGTAATTGCATAAGCAATATCTGCACCTAATGCTGAAGATAAAGTTTCTCTTAATAATTCATCATATTGATTTGGGTCAGTAACTCTTGAAATATATAAAATTTTCATAGTCTCACTATTAGATAAAATACTTCTTCCTTCTACTTTATGATTAGAATCATATTCTAATATTCTAAGTAATCTTAAACAATCACCGGGTAGGTCATATTGAAATTTAAAACCCCAAGCTGGTACTGTAACAGATGATGATACCTCTACTCTTTTTTGTAAACAGTTCCAAGGGTGTGATCTAAATACTGCGTCTCTTACTTCTGAATATCTAGCATTACAAAGTCTAGCATTTTTTGAATCTTCTGTTAATGAAAGTATTGTTGTAGCTCCCAGTTGATTTAATGCTCCATTACATATTCCTACTACTGATGCCATATTACTTCCTTATTATATATTTACGTCTGATTTGTCTATTACTTTTTAACGCAAAAATTTCTTCTGTTGTCTTTTCTTGTTTAGTGTCAAAACCATAATGATTCTTACCATCATTTTGAAATCTGTCTACTAATACATACCTGTAAATGTAATTGTCTTTTTTAAGATGTAATACAGGTTTTAAATCTTTAATTTGTTTCATGCACTTTAGGGGGTTTCCACTCTCGCTTCCACCCCCTAAAATAAGTATTAATCTAAAACGTAAAACATTTGAAGTTGGATAGTTCCAGCTCCATCATCACCTGCTAATGTAACTGTAACTGGTAAACCATCTTCGTTAGCATCAACTACTGCATTTTTTCCTAATGCCATAGTAACTAAAGCATCAGAACTTGTTGCTGCTGTTGAAGCTGCTGCCGCTTTATATGCGTCAACATCAAGAGCAACTGCTGTTCCATCTGCATCTGTATAAGCTGCATTACCAACTGATAATGTAGTAGAACCACCTAATGCGTCATGTGATACTGCAGCAGATAACAATCTAGCACCATTAGGTATTGTAAACATAGTGATTGTTGATTGTTCAGTTGCAGCTTCGTATTCAGCAAAAGCAACTCTTACTCTTCCTGCTAACTCATTAGTATTCAACTTTACAGAAGGTGTACTTTGAGTTTTTGCGTATTGTATTGAATTAGCCATAATATTATTTCTCCTTTTTATTAGCTATTATTAGTTTGCAAGAACAGAAACAACTTTTGCTTCTTCCATTCTAGTTGCACCGATTGTTTGGCAGTAGTACACTTGAGTAGCGTAAGATTTATCTGATCTTTCGTCTATTCTAGCAGTTACATCTTTACCAACACCAAGTAAAATACCATCTTCTGCGAAGGCTATACATTGAGTGTTTCCAGCTGCATTATCAACAAGTCTGTTAGATACATGAAATTTGAATCCCATGAAACTATCAATTTCACCTTGAACCAATGCTTTAATTGTGTTGAAGTCGCTTGAAGTAACAGTTGTGTTATTTAACAAGTCAGCAATTTCAGTTGGAGATACAATGATGTGTCTTTTAATTGAAGGATCAACATCACCTGCATCAAGTATTTGTTTTGCTGATGCTAGTTTAGCAATAGACATTGCACCAGTACCAACTGCAACAATATTACCTGCTGGTAATGGTACTGCTGTTCCACCAGATACTCCAGTATTAGCTGAACCTAGTGCTGCTGCGATAATAACATCATCCATTGCTCTTCCCATTGCGTATGCAGCGGCTTTTGCGTAAGATGAAGTTGGATCGATTAGCAATCTAACTTTGTCTTGTTGATCGATTAAATCAGCAAATTCATAATCTGCTAAACTAACTCTTCTTCTAGAGTGAGGTGTATCGATTTGTGGTGTGTCAGAATGTCTGCTAGTTTTTAGAATTGCTGTAACTTTACCAATTTGGTCAAAGTAAGCATCTTTTCCAGTAACAGATTCATTTCTAACTGCGTCTCTTAAAAGTGATCCCATTTGTTGAGATAACATTTGTATGTTTGCAGAGTATTGCTCTACAAACGCTGTAGTTATTTGTGATGACATATTTGTCTCCTATTTATCATTATTGTTATATTTATAAAAAACAGAATAGTTCTCCATCAATAATGATAGGCAATTCTTGGATTTAAAGTCTTTTAGACTACAGTTCTATTCTCTGTCATCAATAAGGTTCTTGCGAGTTATCTTATATTTAATTCCTTATAATATATTTTATTATATTACAAGGAATATAAATTATTAATCTTCTTTAGGTTGAGCCATTTCTCTTAATGTATAAACCTGTTGAACCATTTTTGCGTGATCCGGGTGCTTATTATTCCAATAAGGTCCAGTAGTATCATTAGTAATAGCTGATATTTCTGATTGTAAATCTTTCATTGAATTAACACTTTCACTTTCAGTTGAAACTAATTTATCTTCTGAAAGCATACTAGCAATCTTTGCAAAGCCTTTT